TGCTTTCACAGTCTTACTCATCTTGACACCCATCTGTGTCTTACCTCCGCTAAATCCTGTACCAACTATCTGTCCAGCTCTACCACGCATAGCACACATGAGTACATTCTCATACTCCACGTCGTAGTGTAACTGTGATGCTACTGCTTCTCCGATATCATTTACTTCTATCAATACGTATGCCATGTTGTATGCTTTTGCTACGTCAGCAATAACATTAGGTAACAGCATAGGTCTGATCTCATGATCTCTATACTTTGCTACCAGTTTCCATGGTGCTTGGGATATATCTATGACGCAGAAGGCACTATAGTCCTGTGCTAAACCACGGGATATGTCACATGTGATTATATAATCTCTCTCAGGTATAGGATTTTCATATACATCTAGTGATCCATTTGTCCGTACAGGATCATCATATGTTAGTACACGTAACTTACTAGCAGCTATGAGTGTGTCAACAGATCCTAAGAACTCACAGTCAAACTCTTGTGTGAACTGCCTGACTGACGTGTTGGCAATAGTAGTTTCTTTCCACTGAGCATCTCTACCTGGCACTTTTGACCAGTGTACCTCAGTCCAAATGTATCCGTTCCTACCTTTCTGTGCGTCAACCCACAACTTGTAGAAATGATTCATTCCATTGGGGGTAGAAATAATGATGACTTTCGTGGACTTACCAGAAGTAATAGTAGGATAAACGGAACTAAAGAATTGTTCCGCAATATGGTTAGGTATAAACGCAAACTCATCGAGGAAGATGATGTTAAACGACATACCACGAACAGCAGATGCTGAAGTAGATGCAGCGAGAATCTTTGATCCATTTTCTAACTCCATGCTACCCTTGTTCCATGCTATGATTCCCTGCTGCATCCACAGTGGGAGTTGTTCATAGGCAAGTTGTAGTCTTCCAAGTAGATCTCTAGCAGTAGATAGCTTGTTTGCTAGGATACCTATGTTCACGTTGTCATTAAACAATGCATAATGTAAAAGGTAAGACACACACGTAGTGGACTTACCAGTCTGTCTAGGAAGTTTTGCTATATTAAACCTGTTCTCATGAAAGTTTCTAATCAGTTCCTGTTGAAAGTCCCACATTTTAAATGGAACTATACCTTCATCAAGAGATATAATCTTGATGTAGTTCATAGCGAAGTAGACAGGATCTGCCTTACATTTCAGGTATTCTTGGATCTGGTCTTGAGTAAATTCAATTTCAGTTCCAACCTTTTTGAGGTTGGGGTTACCAAGATAAAAGTCTTGGGCTGACGATGGCATTATGAGGAAGCTCTATAAGTAAAGTCTAGGAATAACGCAGCGGTACCAATCGCACAGTTTCCTGCGGTGATGACGGATGCTCTCTTGTAATCAGCGTTACGTACTTGGAGTACCATCCACTGATCCTGACCCCCTGCGTGTGATACTACCATGTCTTTACTGTCGTCTAGGAATATTGCTTGTCCTGTGTTCAAGAAGTGTGTGGATGATGTATCCATTACTACTGTCTGTACTGGTGCGTCACTATGTGATAGTGCGGGTTGGAATGGAATTGGGAACTTAAGAACACCACCAATTAATGATGCGTCTTGTATATTAACTGTAACCTTAGCATGTATGTGAACCATTCTACCTACCTTAGTGTAGTAACCAGTAGATGTAGTTGTCATACCAGCTCTGATTGTTGACTGGAATGTTGGTGTAGCATCATAGAAACCTTCTTCATAGTGATCAAGAACTTCATATGAAGCACCAGCTAATGCTGTCTGGTTACTGAAGTCAATACCTTTGTCTTGTTGTAACTTGTAGTTACCAGCTTCTGTGATTCTTGCTGCTTCAGATAGTGTACCAGCCTGTACTGTAAAGAACTTAAGTGCTCCGTTCTCTCCTAAGTTTGCTGTACCAGTGACCTCAGCAAAGATACCTGCGTAGGTAACGTTAGCATCATCATTAGCATTTCTACCTCTGAAGTCAATTCTACCTGGCTGATGTCCAACACCGATAGTACCTGATTTGTATAGTACAAGGTCAGGAGCAGTAGTAGAACTGTTAGTTGTGTTCTCAATAATTATCTGGTCAGTTGTGTCATTTCCTTTGACGTGTAACTGTCCTGCGGGTTCGTCTATATTCAGACCGACTAATCCACCACGGATTGTCATAGCATTTACTTCTGATCCTGCGTCTATGACTGAGAAGTTTAATAGTCCTCTCTCAGATCCTTCAGTATCAAAGTGAATCTTAGACTGGATCTTACCAAAGAGTACGTCAGCACCGTTACTTGTGTTTCTACCTTGGAACTTAATAGCACCAAGTAGATCATTAGTAGCAGCACTAGCACTATCTCTCTGTATAATAATATCAGGACCTGCGTTCTCTGATGCGTCATCTACCTCTACTGTGAGTGATGCACCAATCACCTTAGTTGTAGCAGCAGTCAGTTTGATATAACTAGACTCAAGATTTATGTTTGTGTCACCTACCTCTAAGTTAGGTGTACCATTATTATTTGCGTCAACTTCAAATGTTAGTTTACTTCCTTCTGTATTTCTCTTTCTAAATCCAAATGCTGCTACCTTAGAACCACCGTTGTTTCTAAAGTCAATGTGTCCTAGGTCATTACCATCAGCAACAATACTATCAGAGGTAAAGTCAATACCACTGTGCTTGAATGTGATGTTAGCAACTGTGTCTACTGTACCTACGTTGTCAGTGTTCTGTATAAGTAGGTTTCTTGTACCACTAGCACCAATAGTTACCTCACCAAAGGTAACATCAGAGTTAGTAGCAACTGCCTGACCTATAGCAATTACACCTGATGCGGAATTATAAGATACACCTGTACCACCACTAAGGTGTTGTCTAGTCTCTAGAGGACTAGGACCTGTGTAAGTTATAACACCAGTGCTATTGTCATATGACATAGATCCGTCACCACCTAAGTCAGTGACTGATACATGTGCTCTTACTTCACTAGCACTAGGACCTGTGTATGTGAATATACCAGTGCTATTATCAAATGCTAGACTACCATCTCCTCCTGCGTCTGTAACAGATACAGCAGCTCTCGCTCTGTCATTAGTAAAGTATAGATCTGTGGTTCCTTCTACAACATCATCAGTTGTAAACTCTGTGAAGTCTACAGATAATGTGAGTGAGTCCGCAGCGTCATCATATGATTTGTTTATACCAGTACCACCTGTAAGTAAGACTGATACCCTATCGTCTACTCTCTCATTGGTAAAGAATAAGTTTACTGGGGAAGATGATGCTTCGTCAATATCATCTAAGTCCAGTGTAATATCTGCTGCTCCGTTAAAGGAGACTCCGTTTATATTTCTTGCTGTCTGTAATGTTGTCGCTGAAGTTGCGTTACCCACAACTGCTGCTGTCACTTGGTTGAATGTTACATCGTCAGTTGTACCAACTGCCTGTCCTATGGCAACTGATCCAGACGCGATTGTAACTCCCGTCCCTCCTGAAAAATGTGCTCTAACTTCTGAGGAGCTAGGACCAGTATAGGTAACAACACCTGTGCTTGCGTTGTAACCGAGGGAACCATCACCCCCAGAATCCGTGATACTAATCGCAGATCTTGCTCGAAGGTTTGTGAAGTACTGATTGGTCGGTGTTCCTGATTCCTGAACGTTGTCTGTAACCAGTGTGATATCCGATCCACCATCGAATGAAACGCCTGAGATATTTCTAGCAGTTTGTAAATTACTTGCAGTGTCAGCATTACCAGTGAGTGCTCCTGTTATTGATGTAATGTTAGCAGCGTCACCATATATGGTCTGCCAACGTATTAGGTTGCTACCTAAGTCATAGGTGCTATCAGCACTTGGGAATACATTTTGGTTAAACTCCCATGCGTCATTAGCATTTGACCAGAGCATACTGAGATCTGATGCTCCTTTTAAAATTATACCACCACCATCTGCTGTAGCATCAGTAGGTGAAGCAACAGTACCAAGCTCTAAGTTTTTGTCATCGACTTGAACGGTAGTAGAATTCACCGTAGTCGTCGTCCCGTTAACTGTCAAGTCACCTGTGACTGTCAAGTCATTAGGCATAGTGACATCATTAGGGAAAGCAAATTGTATATTATCGTCGTCTACTCTACTAATAATGATCTGTTGTGAGTTACCTTTGAAGGTAATATCATCTAATACAGAGTAAGAAGATGTGAGTCTAAACTTAACATCAGGAGATGTCTGTGCTATAGCACGGATATCATATTCTGTACCAATAGTAGATCCACCACCACCAACGTCAAAGTTTCTGACAACACCATCTGTCCCCTTCAACTTCATGGTCAGGACGTTATTAGCAGTTGCCTCTAATACTACGTCACCATTCTGTAAAGGTGATATGCTTGTTGGGGGTCTGAGTAGGTTGTTATCCTGTTCAGGTAATCTACGAATCGTCAGTGACATTACTATTGTTTAACTACTTGTACTATTGGGTATTTAGCGTATACCAGTCACGTGCTTCGTCCTCTTTATCAAAGAACATTGTAACTCCGTGATCATAGGCAACCCATTTGTCTATGATGTAATCCCAATGTGGGGGTTCTTGGCAGTGTATGGTGAGATATTCTTTATAGAACTCAGGGTTCTCTCTCATATCTTCCTCAAAGTCCATCTGGGCTGAAAGGCGATCCTCTGGTACTTCAGACATAGTGATAACTGGTGCTAATATATTTAGCACACTTTCCAGAATAAGTTTCCTGCCACCGTAACCCTCTCCTTATTTGTTGAGTGGTATGGATACACAGCGTGGTGAGTTGATGCGGGAAACATGAGCACTTCTCCGTTCCACTTCCTGTCTACATTGATCAGTCTGTCCTCTAGTTGGAATCCACCATCACTAGCAAAGTCTTTTCTTTCCTCCACACCGTATGGTATGTCTACAAAAATAACAAAACTTACCACACCGTGATGGCAATGGTAAGGATTATATTGACCTGGTTTTTGATAGTTTACCCATAGCTCGCGGAGTTCCAGATGATTAGGATTAAACCCTCCTTGATGTGGGCATGTCTGAAAAAAGTATTCCCAAATGTTTTCGGAAGTCTTAATAAGATAGTCTTCCAAACCCTCAACAGGAGTTAGAGATGACTGTTGGTTCAAAGCACCAACTAATTTATTATTATAGTCCCAGTCGTTGTCCTTTCTTCTTTCTATACAAGCGTCTTTTAACTTGTTAAAGAGGCCAAGCGGGATAGGTTCGTGCCAAACTTTCATCACAAGAATATTGTTCTAGGTAGTTTTCTAACTTGCGTACAAGTTTTACACTACATTTATCTGTTGTACGACACATGTCTAGTAGTTCTAGTATGTCGTTTTCTTTAAACTGCATTAGAAATAATCAATAGCGAATAACATAGGTAGGTCGTTAGAACGACTTGCTTCTACATATGATATTATTCTAGCACCAGGATATATCTTGCCAGCTTGTTTCTGGATATCCTGACGTTGAGGTTTCTGAAGCTTAGGGAAAAATATCTGAACACGATATGGTCTACCACGCCAAACCAACTCGACGTAATAGTACTTACCATACTCATTTAATCTTGAAGCTTCTGTTATCATTATGATACAACTACTTGAACCTCTGTACAATGAACTGTTGATCCACTGGCAGTCTTAGGCATTATAGCATACTTCATAGAGTTACGCACTTCAGCAGTACCAGTTCCAAACGCAGCGAAACCTGAACCATCAGTACCACCGATTGTGAATGTGGTAGGTGTAGCCGCAGTTACCTCGACGTGAGATAGATTGAATGCTCCTGTAGCAGCACCAGATACTGTAACGTAATCTCCTACCTTGATTTGATTATGATTTCCACCTGATCTTTCTATGGTGTATACTACTGGGTTAGCAGACGTAGCACCTGTGATGCCCATACGTACTGGACTGTCACCTTTGACAATTACTGTTTCGCCTTTCTCTAGATACAAACTTGAGTTAGTGGCATTGGCAGCTCCACCTAGCTGTATGGCAGCACCGCCCTTTGCGACTTCAGCAGAGAAGCGATAGATACCTGTCTTCACAGATAGTGCTGTACTTTGTGTGTTGGCAGCACTACCGACGGTCACCGTAGGTCCATCCTGCACTACTTTTAATACTGACATGTTAATAATAGTTGGTTCTTACTTATTTATCCTTGGAAGCATTCTTCAACATCTTCTGTAGTTCAGCGGTACTGCCTACAAATAGAGCGTTGTTGACTGTAGAAGGTCCTTTCTTTTTCTCTTCCTTGACATCCTTGGTTGTTTTTTGAAGTGCCATAAGTTTATCAGCAACGTCACCGACGTGTTTGATTAACTGTCCAGCTACCTCATATGCTCTGGGGTGATCGCTACCTTGTGCTACATCTAGAGCACCATCGACTGCCTCCTGTCCTTTCTCTATGAGAGAGTATAGGTTTGACCTAGCATACTCATGATCATCAGTTATCTGATCCTCAGTAGATTGTATGGGTCTTGCTTTTTTGGGTTTAGGTTCATTCATATCGAATGCTTTTTCTAAACCACCGAAATTGTTATCCATAGAAAGAAGTCATTTCGTTGAATCCGAAGTCATCATCACCCTCAAGGAGTTCTGTATCGGCAGATGTAATAATATCTATAACTGAACCACTTGCGTGAGCAGATTTAGATGTA